CATAACTCGATATACGACAATACTGGTACAAGAGCGTTAAGAACTTTAGGTGCTGGCATGATGGCAGGTGCTACAAGCCCTGCAAGACCGTGGTTTAGGTTAGGAACAGTAGATCCTGATCTAAATGAGTTTCCACCAGTGCAGTTATGGTTGGCAGATGTAACAGAACGTATGCAATTAGTGTTTACTAAGTCCAATACATACCGAACATTACATGGAATATACGAAGAATTGGGTGCATTTGGTACGGCTGGTTCTATTATCCTCCCCGATAGCAAAAACGCTATACATCATTACCCTGTAACCATAGGAGAATATGCGATAGCTACTGATTATAAGGGTAGAGTTAATACTTTGTATCGTGAATTTCAAAAAACAGTAGGAGAACTGGTAAGAGAATTTGGATATAGCAAATGTTCAACGTCCGTTAAGAACTTGTACGACAGAGGTTCATTAGATCAGTGGGTAACAGTTATTCATGCGATAGAACCAAGGGATGACAGGGAAAGAGATTTTAACAAAGAAGATAATATGAACATGAAATACAAGTCTTGTTATTTTGAGCAAGGTGGTGATGGTGAACAGGTGTTAAGAGAGAGTGGATTTAGAGATTTTCCTGCTGTTGTACCTAGATGGGGTATAGCAGGTGGTGATATTTATGGCAATTCACCGGGAATGGAAGCGTTAGGTGACATAAAACAGTTGCAGCACGAACAATTACGCAAGGCACAAGGCATTGATTACCAAACAAAGCCACCATTGCAAGTACCTAGCTACATGAAAAACAGAGATGTAGATAGTTTGCCCGGTGGAGTAACGTTTGTTGATGGACAACAGGGCAAAATTGAAACAGCATTTAACGTAAATCTAAACTTAAACCATTTATTACAGGACATACAGGATGTTCGTGGTCGTATAAATAGTAGTTTTTATGCTGATTTGTTTCTTATGTTGGCTAATGCTACTGATACACGCATGACAGCGACAGAGGTAGCAGAACGTCATGAAGAAAAACTGCTTATGTTAGGGCCAGTATTGGAAAGATTACACAATGAATTGTTAGATCCATTGATTGATAATACTTTTAACAGGATGGTAGAAGCTGGATTAGTACCACCTGCCCCAGAAGAGTTGCAAGGCACTGAATTAAACGTTGAATTTGTATCTATGTTGGCACAAGCCCAACGTGCAATTGGTACAAATAGCGTGGATAGGTATACAAATACTATGGGTATGATTGCACAAATGAAACCTGATGTACTTGATAAGTTTGATTCTGACAAATGGGCTAATGCATATGCACAAATGTTAGGTATTAATCCAGAATTAATAGTACCTGATAAGCAGGTGGCAAGAATACGTCAGGAAAGAGCGCAAGCACAGCAGCAAATGGCACAAAGAGAAGCACAAAATCAAGCAGTAGATAACATGACTAAGTTAAATAACTCTAAAACTGGTGAACCATCTATGATGGATGTAGTAGGTCAGTTTAGTGGCTACAATTCACCAACACCATTGGAGGTATAAATGGATTTAATTGATTTAAAAAAAGACGCACAACCTATAGACAGCAAGGAAATGTACGAAGAACCGATGTATAGCTACGGTTTGTGTATATCGTTAGGTAGAGAAGAGCTAGAAAAGTTAGGTATAGAAAAATTACCAGAAGCTGGTAGTGAAATGATGATTAAGGCTATAGCTTATGTCAAAACTGTTAGGGAAAGTAAGGAAAAAGATGGTGTTGAGCAGAATGTAGAGCTACAAATAACAGCAATGGGTATAGAACCATTTGATAAAAGTGGTGATCAAGCCGAGGGATTGTATGGTGAGAAGGCAGCGACAGCACCACCCAAGGCAAAACCTGCTACTAAAACAACTACATACTTAGCATAGGAGGTTATTATGGGTAAAAAAGACATTAAAACACCGGGCAATATTAAATTTGGTGATATGTCAGCTACAGCACGCATGAATTATTTAAAAATGCTAGATAAAAAAAACAAAGAAGAGGAAGAAAAAAAATTAAAAAAATTATACAACAAATCAAATATGGGAGGTAAATAATGTTTGGTAAAAAAAAGGACACTAACAAAGAAGGTGTAATAACTAATATACAAAGAAGAAAAATACAATTAATAAAAACAAAAATGGATGCAGGTATGGCTACTGAAAAAGATAAAAAGGATTTAGATAAACTTAAAAAACTTTATCCGTCAATGTTTGATTAATTATGGATTTTGATAGTTATTTACAAAAGTATTATGGTTTTGATACTAACGATAAAAAATGGAAAAGAATGGGTACAAAGGGAAAATTATTATTAAGAGATAGTTTTAAAATGGATATGGCAAAAGAAACAAAAAAGACAACAGACGAGACAAAACTTGCAAAGTTATATCCTTCAAACAAAGAATAGGTGTGACCGTAAACTAGTTATAACTAGATATATTAGAGCATGAGCGAATATAATCCCCTCGATCTGAAAGGTCAACAAAAATCTAAAGACAATAAAAAGTCTGTAGACAGAATTGACCGACAGAACGAAGAATCGGATATAAAATGGCTCATGAGCAGCAAGAGGGGTCGCAGATTTATCTGGAGACTTCTGGAAATGGCAGGTGTATTCCGATCATCGTTTAACACTAACGCAATGGCAATGTCATTTAGCGAAGGTAACAGGAACTATGGTTTGCAACTTCTGAACCAAATCCACACTCTCTGCCCCGAACTATATCCGACCATGATCAAGGAGCAAAAAAATGTCAGAGATGCTGATGACGGAAGCCAACCAATCAAATGAAGGCGACACGCAGCAGCCAGTAGACGCACAAACACAAGCGACTACTGACACACAGCAGCAAACTGAAGGTGTACAGGAACAACAAGTTTCGGATGAAACCGCTGTTGAAAGTGAAACTAGCGAACAGGAAGCCAAAGTTGGCGCACCTGAAAAATACGAGTTTAACGCAGAGGTGGCTGACGCACCGCAAAAACTCGACCCCGAAGTCTTAACTGCTTTCGGTGATGTCGCTAAAGAACTAGACCTGCCACAAGAAGATGCACAAAAAGTATTAGACAAAGTTGCCCCTGTAATACAGGAAAGGCAAGCCAAAATGCTAGAGCAAGTAAGAGCAGATTGGGCAAACGAATCACAAACAGATGAAGAATTTGGTGGTGAAGCGTTAAACGAAAATCTTAATGTTGCAAAACAAGCTTTAGATGCTTTTGGTACTGATGCTTTTAAGTCGCTGCTACAAGAGACAGGCTTTGGAAATCACCCTGAGATAATCAGGTTTATGTACAGAGCAGGTAAGGCAATCAGTGAAGACAGTTATGTTGGTAATTCTGAAGGTGCAAATCCTCGTGGATCTAACATTCCAAAAGACTTTAACGGCATAGCCAACGCACTGTATTCTAATCAGCAAACTAAGTAAGGAGTTATTAAATGGCTACTCTCTCAACCTCAAATTTAACACTAGCGGATTGGGCAAAAAGATCTGACCCAGACGGTAGAGTTCCAATCGTTGCAGAATTACTATCACAAAGCAACGAAATACTAGATGATTGCGTGTTTAAGGAAGGTAATTTACCTACTGGTGAACGTGTAGTTATTAGAACTGGTTTACCCGGTGTTTACTGGAGAGCATTAAACCAAGGTATTCCATCAAGCAAGTCAACAACAGCACAGATTGACGAAGCTTGCGGAATTCTTGAAGCTCGTTCTGAAGTAGACAAAGACTTAGCAATGTTAAATGGTAACACTGCACAGTTCCGTCTATCTGAAGACACTGCGTTCTTGGAAGCAATGAACCAGACTCAAGCTGAGACAATGTTCTATGGTAATCCCGGAACAGATCCTAAGAAGTTTCTAGGTTTAGCACCAAGATATGGTGATTTATCTGCTGACAACGCAGTAAACATTCTTAATGCAGGTGGATCAGGTTCTGATAACGCTTCTGTATATCTAGTTGTTTGGGGTGACAACACTGTATATTGTCCTTTTCCTAAAGGATCTAAAGCAGGTTTGACACACGAAGATCTAGGCGAGCAAACTGTTTACAACAGTGACGGTACAAGACTACAAGCTTTTGCTACTCGTTATCAGTGGAAGAACGGTTTGGTTGTTAAAGATTGGAGATACGTTGTTCGTATTTGTAACATTGACATTTCTGACCTATTAGCAGGTTCTGGTACACAAGCAGCTAGTGCAAGCACTGCACTAATTAAGCTTATGGCTAGAGCGTC